CCATGGACTTGATCGGACATGCCTTCCTGCTCATGGAAGTGCATGACAGCCCGCAGCAAGGGGAATTCTGCTGATGGCATACATCCGGCCAGAAGGACTTGCTGCGCGGAAGCTGCTCCTGGAGAAGACCTATGAAGTTTTCGACAGGAACCCACCGGGTCCGATCGCTGCGCTGCGCCGTGAAGGCAGCGACAGATTCGTGCCAGGGAACGGCAGTTTCAGCCCGGCCGCAGTCGTAATCGGTGAAGCACCGGGCGCGGTCGAGGCAAAGCAGGGTATGCCGTTCGTCGGGAAGTCCGGCCGGTTCCTAACCGAACTGCTACGCGACTACTCCGGGGTAGACCGGAATGCGCTGTGGATCACGAATGTTGTCAAGTACCGGCCGCCGCAGAACCGCACGCCTTCGGGCGAAGAGATCGCTGCATCGCTGAGCCTGCTGAAGCAGGAACTGGCTCTGGTGGGCGGTAACAAGACGCGCGCTGTGATCGGACTCGGCCGTGTCGCTTGTGAGGCAATGGTCGGAGAGCGCATCTCGATGATGCATAGGCACGGTACCTGGGTTGATCTGCGGCAGGGCTGGACCATGTTCGTCTCGTATCATCCCGCTACGGCTTTGCGGTCGGTCGTTATCCGCAACCATATGCGAGCGGACTTCAGTAAGCTCGGTGCAGATCTAACAAGGAGGGCTCTTGCAAGAGACAGCGGCTGAGACGCGACTGCTAAACCTGCTCTTTGCATACAATGCAGATGAGCAGCTTCTGGACCTGTACTATGGCGATTTTTGGCCGCCAATGCTACATGAGTCTTATGAAGAACTCGAATCGCCCAACTACCCGGCTATGGGACGAAGCAACATAAGCATTCATGACAGGAAGGAGAAGATTCCAATCCATTCTGCATCTCCGGACACGCCCTGGATCACTATGCTGCATGAGCAAGAGCCCTACCGATACGGGCTGCGAATCCGATGATAGAACGGAGGCTGCATAACATCATAATCCTACTGCCGTATCGGGATCTGAAGCAGCGACTCGCAGTCACATGTACTTGTATGCCGCAAGGCCATTACCTCTACCGGTCGAAGACTATGGAAGCGCGCGGTGCAAAGAAGCTCTGGAGGAGACATGCGAGAGCCGGTCAGGACCGAACGGCCAATCCTGATCTGGCTGCCCCGGCCAGAGGATAAGTACAGCTGGGGCTGGATCGCCTGGGCCGGGGTTTCGGCTGCTGGATTTGCAGCCCTCGAAGGACATGCGGTCCGAACCGGGAAGTTCGACCGGACGCTTTCCGTGCATTCACGGCGGCTGCTCGGGATCCGGCCGCGTAAGCGCTGGCACGTCGCTGGACGGCTCGTCTTCGCGGGCGGCTGTCTCTGGCTCGCACAACACGTTGCGCTTGCGCCCGACGAGTACCTGCGGCTGCGACGCTATATTAATATGGTGGAGGAACCTTGCAGAACCTCCTAATTGCTGTGGGTATGTTGTTGCCGCTATTCCTTGCGATGCTGATGATTGCGGGCGGCATAGCAATTATGATAGTCCGGTTTTTGGAGCGCTTCAAGTGAGAAGAGGATGATGGAGCAGATCCCGCCATGCGGGACGAATAGCAGATACCGGCTACACCTAAAACGAGGCGAGCCGACTGACGAAATGTGCAAGGAAGCACATCGAGCCTACAACCTAATTCATGCGAGAAGACGCTACAGCCGCGTGCGCTGGGTTGTAGATGTGCACAAGAAAGAGCTCGACAGAGTCCGGCTTGAGGTCTTGTATGACATGGTGCCGCTCGGCCGGTACGGCGTCTACCTGACGCGGCAGTACGACAAGGCTAGACAGCGTGCACAGTCTAAGCTGCTGAAGAAGTACTGGAGGGACATGCCGGAATGGCTAAAAGAACCCTTGTAGACAGAAAATGGCTCTACATATACAGGTCTCTCTGGCCGGTCCGGATCCGCTTGCGTTGGGCGTATCTTGGACCGGACTGCCAAGCTGTCCGTCGAGATGAGACTACCAGGAAGAATATCGCTGGGCTTCATCTCGATCTGCGCCGGATCCGGATCTGGATCTACTGGAGAAGATTCCGTTGATGCGATATTCAATCCTAGGATCTGCAGGACTTCTGCTGTTCTATGCAATGCATGATTCCAGGGACGCACTCGTTATCTACCTTGCAATAATTCTGAGCTTTATTGCGGCCGGAGGAATCGAGCGTCCATAATGTATGACTGGGTCGATATGCGCGGTGCGTTCTGCAAGCACTATGAGCACGGCCGGATTAAGCTCTACGTCCGGCGCTTCCCGTACTTCTGGCGGAAGAAAATCTACCAAGCCTGTGCGGGTTGTGGCGAGCCGATTATCTGGTATAACCCGGAGAAGCAATGAAGTACGTCCGTCCAGACAAATGTGAAGCCTGTGGGAAAACTCCACCTCCAATGCGGAATGGAGCAACCAGAATCCAAGGCCATCACCATAAAGGGTATGACTTCCCGATTGACATCCAATGGCTTTGTGTGAGCTGCCACAAACTGGTTCATTCGCAATGGACCAATGGACCGCGTTCAGCGGAGACCGGAGGTGGTCTAAGGTGAAGTATGTGTCGTTGCATCACCACTCTCTACCTACAGTTATATGGACGGTTTCGGACCGCCCGAGAAGCACGTAGAGCGCGCTGCCGAGTTGGGGATGAGCTCGCTAGCTCTAACGGAACATGGCAACATATCCAGCCACGTCCGGCTTGAGAAGGCGGCACTGAAGGCCGGGATCAAGCCCATCTTCGGCTGTGAGCTCTATACCGGCGCAGTGGATGAGGAGCACAGAGGGAAGTACAAGTGGCATCTTACGGTGCTGGCAGAGAATCAGACTGGCTACCAGAACCTGCTACAACTAGTGTCGCGCGGCTGGGAGGAGGGGTTCTACTATGAGCCGACAGTTTCCGGTGCAATGCTCGCGGACCATGCGGAAGGGCTCATTGTTCTATCGGGTTGCACCGGGTCGAAACTACAGTGCGACCTATTGGGAGGCAAGGGCGTCGAAGCGCACGATGCGGATTACGCTACAGCTTTCGCGACGGCCGAACGATTCCAGGCGCTGTTGGGCGATCGGTATTATCTGGAGGCGCAGACCTTTCCCGAACTTGAGCGGACCAAGCAGGCTAACGCCGCATTGGAAGCTATTTCACAACAGACTGGGATCCCGCTCGTGGCGACGGGAGATGTGCATTACCCGAAGCCGACCGACTCCGATATGCAGGTCATCCTGCATGCGGCTGGCCGTGGCAATAACTCATTCGAGAAGCAGGCGCAGTCCTGGGGCTACGACATCAAGCTCACACCGCCGCTGTCCGACAAGAAGGTCATCGAGCGACTCCGGGCGACTGGCCTCAGCAAGGCTGCAGCAGCACAGGCGCTCGCGATGAGTGCGACAATCGGGGAGCGCTGCAACGTCACGTTGCCGAAGGCGGAACGGCTCCGCTATCCATGCCCGGACGGGTATGACTCCCAGTCGCTCTTCCGGCGCTGGATCGTCAAGGGCTGGAAGCGACGTGGCTTCGACAAGAGCCCACGTAAGGCAGAGTACAAGGAGCGGCTCCGCTACGAGATGTCTGTGATCGAGGCGAAGGACTTTGTTGATTATTTCCTGCTACTCGCGGAAGCAGTTTCCTGGGCAAAGGACAATGGCATTCCGGTGGGTCCGGCGCGTGGGAGCGCTGCGGCTAGCCTTGTGTGCTACCTACTGCGGATCACAGAGGTGGACCCGCTGCACTTTCCCAACATGCTGTTTGAGCGCTTCATTGATATCACGCGCGAGGACCCGCCGGACATCGACCTCGACTTCGCAGACGACCGGCGTGACGAAGTCCGGCTACACCTCATCGACAAGTACGGGGCCGATCGCGTCGGCAACATCGGTAACTTCGTCCGCTATCGCGGCAAGAATGCAGTTAATGATGTCGCAAGGGTCTACCGGGTCCCGAAGTGGGCCGCCGATACGGTGAACAGCCTTGTGATCGATCGGTCGTCCGGTGACTCGCGCTTCGAGTCGTCACTCGCGGACACGGCTGAGCTCTTCCCGGCTGCCGCAAAGGTCTTTGAACAGTTCCCTGACCTCAAGCAGGCGGAACGGCTCGAAGGTAACATGCGCGGCTTCTCGGTACACGCGGCTGGGCTGGTCGTGGGAAACTCGCCCCTCACCGATGTCTGCGCCGTCTACGCGAAGACGTCCGGGAAGGACAAGCGCAAACTCAAGGTGCTGTCGATCGACAAGTACGACGCCGAGTACCTGGACATCCTGAAGATTGACGCGCTCGGGCTTGCCACAATGGGCATGATTGCGATTTGTCTCGATGCGACCGGCCTGACGCTTGATGACCTCTATGCGATTCCGCTCGACGACGCCGATACACTACAGGGTTTCCGTGAAGGTGATGTCGTCGGCATATTCCAGTTTGAAGGCCGGGCGACCCGGCTTGTGAATAGCGACGTTGTGCCGGACGACTTCGACGAGATCGCAATTGTGAATGCGCTGAGCCGACCAGGGCCGCTGTTCTCCGGCGTTACCTCGGCGTACTGCGACGTCAAGCACGGCCGGAAGCAGGCTGAAGAACTACACCCGGCCGTGACGCGCTTCACCGAATTCACGCATGGCCAGATCGTCTATCAGGAGCAGATTCTCTCCATCATTAAGGAGATCGGCGGCTTCCCAGTTACCAAGCTGGCTGGAATTCGCAAGATCATCTCCAAGAAGGAGGGCGAAGGCCGCTTCATGCAGATGTATGAAGACTTTGTGTCTGGTGCTGCGCAGCGCTACCAGATAGACAAGGATCTGGCCTGGAAGATCTGGTCAAAGATGGTAACGAGCGCGCAGTACTCCTTCTGTTGTACCGGGGACACCGTTGTCGAGCGGGCTGGTGCCGGAAGGTATGCTGCCTCTCCGGAGCTAACCGTCAAAGAGCTGCACGATAACTACTACTCCCGGACGCCGCTGGGGGAGAAGATGCGAATACCCAGCAAGGGGCTGAAGCTCCTGGCAATGGATGATGATGGACGAGTGCGGCCGAATCGGCTACTTAAAGTGCATCATCCGCGACCGCGTCGGGTTATGCGAGTAGAGACGGCTACGGGCCGGACAATCCGGGCATCTTGTGAGCACAAGCTGCTTACGCCGAAGGGTTACCGGGCACTGGTAGATATGTCGCCTGGCGATGAGATCATTGCAATGGCTCCGAAGGGCAAGGCGAAAGAGCCACACGACTATGGAGCGCGTACGCGCGGGAAGACCTATCACGATTTTGCAGGCTCTGGACTGCCATCCGGATCTGATAACCCGGCCTGGATTGATGGCCGGACCGGGATGCTGCGGAAGACCAAAGTTGTAGTCGCGGAACGCTCCGGCGACGTTTGCGAACATTGTGGTGCCAAAGAAAATGGCGGATCGCACGCTCTGGAGTTTGCACACATCGTAAGCTTGCAGGCGCTTGACGGAAAGTACATCAGATACCACGCTCCGGTAAATATCCTGCATCTGTGCAACTCTTGCCACAAAAAGTTCGACTACCAGAAGGGGGAACGGAAGGTCCGCTGGAGCAAGGGGCGGCCGACCGAAATAGATACAATTGTAGCCATTGTGCCAGATGGCGAAGATCTGGTATATGAGATTTCAATGGAAGGGCCGGGACACAACTATGTCAGCAATGGTCTGATTTCACACAACAATATCGCACACGCCATCTCATATTCCATGATTGCGTTTTGGTGCATGTGGCTGAAGCGGCACTACCCGGCCGCATTCTACCTCGCGTCGCTGCGGAAGTCAAAGAAGGAGACACTGCTGAAGATCCTGCGGGACGCAGAACGACACGGCGTGTCGGTCCTACCGCCCGACCCCAACAAGTCCGGCATAACCTGGGAGCTGCGGGACGGCGTCGTCCACGCGGGCTTTGAGCAGGTGAAGGGGATCGGCGACAAGCTCGGCGCTGTCATCATCGCGGATCGCGCAGAGAACGGCGACTTCGCTGGCTGGTCTGACCTGGAGCGGGTGAAGGGGATCGGGCCGAGCAAGCTACAAGTCATCCGGGAGTTCGCGGAGAGCGATGACCCGTTTGGGCTGCAGATCACGCGTAGGATGCTGCGTAGCGTCTGGGATGCGGCGAGCAAGGGCGAAGTACGGGTCCCAGCCCCAACACACACGAGCGACCAGATGAACCCACAGGACAACATACGTCGCGTCGTCTGGTGGGGCGTAGTCGGCCGGAAGGAGTACAAGGACCTGATCGAGGACGAGCGGGCCAAGACCGGTGAGGAGCCGGACGAGATCCGCGCTCGCATCAAGCAGCCGGACAAGGTCAAGTCCTGTACGATGCACTGCTACGACGCGGGCGACGAGGACGTCTACCTGCGGTTCCCGCGCTGGAACTTCCCGCGCTTCAAACGGCAGATTGAGGCTGTGCGGGAGGACATAGACGTCGTAGTTGCTGTTGGACGGAAGCGCAGCGGCTTCGGCGTAAGCTTTACTGTAGATCGGCTCTATGTAGTCGATCCCGAACTCAAGTAGGTGCACATGCGAGAGCCCGTCATGCGGCCAACATGCATAATGCTGGTTGTTGACATGCCAGATGGGACGCAGGCCCAGTTCAGAGTCAGCAACCCGGCCAATTTCAACATGGAATTCAAGGATGCAGAATATGCCGACTACGTCGGTGACGGCATGGGTGCATGGAAGGTGCCAGCGCCGATATCCTGGGCTGTTTTTGGGTTCAAGGTCGAACTCGGTCCGGAAGCTCAGCTGACCAGGGCTATCTTTGACGAGCAGGGGAAGCCAATCCAGTAAAAGCAGAGGAGCCGGGCAATGGGCTGGAACAGATACAAGGAAATGCCAACGTACGTTCGCGTCCCCCTGGGCGAGACGGCTAGCTTGTACTTCAAAGCGGGGCTGATCGGGACGGTCATCGGCTTTACGCTCGCAGTCGGTGGGGGATGCAGCGTCGACATGAACAAGCTCGCAGAGAAGACCGGGAAGGCAAAGGCTGCACAGATGGAGGTCTGCCGAAAGGACCGGCTACATGCTCCGGTGCAGAAGCACGGAGATAGGCCTTGATAGCGCAGACGCGCGGCGTGAAGAACTGGATCCGGTTCCTCTACAACGGACGGCGGGCCGCGCCGAAGCTGTACGAGAAGTTCGACATCAACGGCGAGTGCTTCATCGTCGTCAGTGCGAAGTGGAATGGCATGCAGACTACCATGGAGTATCGGATGATGCGATACAAGGACTGGATGCAGGAGCTGCGAATCTCATGAACTACGCAAACCCGTACTACCCGCAGAGGCCGTGCGAGAAGGACGAGGCGCACACCGCCCATAACTGGGATGATCTTTCCATTAGCCTGTATGATTCATTCTTCTGCGCCGGATTCGCTCGGGAGGAGCAGCGACAGGTGGAGCAGTCACAGCGCGACTACGACGACGGAAACGGTATGCTGATCATGAATCCACGCGATTACGGAACCGACTACGAAACGAGACAGTGCAGCAACAATGAGTCGCACGACAGACATATCTGGGCCGGAGTGAGAGGCACCGAAGGGAGCTTCTATCTGTGCGTCGGCCTGC